GAGAAGATTCGTTACTTCGGCAACAGTCGGTCTCGGTCCGGGTGCGGTCTGTGCGATCCTCAAGGGGGTCGCCGTCCGTTTTCGGTCCTTGGCCGCTGCAATTGGCCGTCGTGATCTTCCCACACTCACCAGATTCACCGCAACTCCTAAGTTCCTTCCGGGGACTCCCACCCACTTTCGTCGGATCGAGGCAAGGATCCGACGTAACCCAATCTGGGAAGACAGGTGCCGCGAGCTGCTGCAGTTCACAGCGTTTGCTCGAGCCCTGCCCAGATGCGATGATAAAGTGGCGTACGATGCGATTGTGTCGCACAGGGAGACCTACACCAAACCAGACTTGAACAAGTCTAAGGGACGTATCACGGAGCTTCGGATCTTTGCTGAATGTTGGGGTAGGACGTTCGGCCGGTATGCCAACCGGACGACGGCTTCCTTGTCGGCTAGTTCCTCCTCCACCCTCGACTATTCCCGAGCGCTTGGCGGCCAGCGCCGCGAGCTTCGGGATATGGTCGATGGGTGGATGGAGGAGCCTGCCGACTTGGTTGCCGATGACCTCCCCGCTATCTTCAGAGATCCGATGCGATTCACAGCAGTCGGTCGTGAGAACGTCCGAACGGCTGTCCAAGCGGGTGCAACTCCCAATCGGGGGGTGTCCGAGTATGTCTGTGACCTGACTGCTCGGCCCGACCAGGAGCGCGCCCGCGTTGCTCGAATAATCCGTGATGCTTCCCTTCGCAAGTTCATGGCGCGTGAGGGGCCTCTGCCCTGCAAAGTGACTGTAGTACGTGAACGTGGCTTCAAAGCGCGTGTCGTCACGAAGTCTCCTGCAGACGTGGTAGAGGTCGGTCATTTGCTGAGGTCGATCGTTTGGCCGATGCTTACGCATGACGAACGTGTCAATGCGGCTATCGAAGGTGGCAGACTTGAGACAGTCTTCACCAGCTTCCTTGAAGAGCCACTCGAAGTGCCAATTGCACTCGGGGATCTTGCGATAGTATCGGCTGATCTGACCAAAGCGACCGACGGGCTCACGCGTGACGCCATATTTGCGGTCTGGGATGGTGTATGTGGAGGAGCGGGGTTGGGGGATGATGTAGCGGCCTTGGGCCGCCGGATACTTGGACCCATGTCGATTGACTACGACGGAGTTCTGCCTAATGTTGAGGAAACAGCTCGAGGGTGCCTTATGGGGCTCCCGCTGTCTTGGTTCATCCTCAGTATAATTAACATATGGGCAGCGTCTCTTTCGATTAGTGACGCATGTCATCAAACCGGGTTGCCTGGGAAGTGGAATACAGCGATGTATGTCCGCTTCGCAACCTGCGGCGATGACCTCTTGGCTGTGATGCCAACGCGTGCACACTTCGGCTATGAGTCCAGGATTGCTGCAGTCGGATCGGGGCTTTCCATAGGAAAGCATCTCGTGTCTAGTCACCTCGCCTTGTTCACCGAACAGATGGCTTGGTTTCGACACGAGGAAGGTCCCGTACCGACAGAGACGTTGCAAGCGTATGTCGTAGCAAGAAAGGGTCGGGTTATTCCCGACGCGTGGAAAAGAGGTCCGTCCCGGCTCGTAGCTGATCACCTGATCGACTACGTGCCCGTTCGGTCCATCGTCCACCCCGGTCACTTCGCGGTTAAGCGGGTGTCCGGGCCTTCCAAGTTTGAGATGCCGAGCTGGGCCACATCGGGACCAGCCATCTCCTCTGCGATACCGGCGTGGTCTTCCGTTCGAACCCGGAAGACTGTGCATCGCTTGACTATCTTGCTTCGTCCCGAATGCGGCATGTTGATCCGCGCTGGAATTCCAGCATTCATCCCCCGTTCCCTCGGAGGAGGAGGCTTCCCTGCCTCGCCAGTAGATCACCCTTTGAAGCATTGCCCTGGTTTCTACCGTCGGTTTCTTTTCGCGATCCTTCGTCGGCACGACGTGCCGACCTTGGAAGACGGAAAGGTTCTCCGACGGTTGGTAAACCAGTGGCGTTGTAGCGGTGTGGCTGGCGATATTCTCGAAGGCGCAATTGAAGAAGCAATTCTTGAGTTCGAACAGCTGAAGTTGTTGACAGTGCCTGACGAAGTCGGCCGATTGGCCGACCGTCTTGCCTGCACGATTGACGATCACGTAACGTCGACAACCGATGATGCTGTACTCAGACTTGCTTCTGTGTGGGCTCCTGCACTGTCCATAGCCGGCTTTTCCGAAGGGAGGGGGTATTGCTCCCCTTTCTGGAAGTTTAGACGGCAGTGGTTCAGAACAGTGATCCCAATCGCTAAGAGCATAACGGGCAGTGGTCGCCTCCTTAGAGAAACAAAACCGGAGGTCCTTGAACAAGAACTCCGGGAACTTTGTGCCGGGCCGGTAGTCTTCCTCCCAAGGGAGTCGATTCCACCAGGCCTCGGCGTTTCGATTATCATGACGCCCTTCCGTTTTAAGAGGAAGGACGCTGGACTGCATCCTGAGATTGCACGATCCAGCTGCATGGAACAACC